AAGCATGAGCCTCCAAATTCTTCATTGTTCGGAGTACCAAGCGACACTCCTGTCTGAAAGGTGGGAACAAATGTAAAAACTGTTACTCCATTCTTCTGAAAGTCATTAACAACTTTAAAAGCTTCTGCAGATGAGTCAGTAAATGACCCATTAAAATCTACTACATAGTTTCCTGCAGGGGGTACCATAGAACCCGCAGTATTAACGATAACTAAACCGTTTGTAGTGGCCGTCGCGTTAAGAGCGGTTGTGGCAACTGCGGTTGTATAGGTTTGAGCGGAAGTGGACTGAAACCACGAGACTTGATTGTTTACTGGGGCAGCAGCAGCTGACGCATCCAGAATTCGATCATACAAAAGTCCCTTATACCTGACATGCAACTCTCCCATTTCAGAGGTGTCAGTATTGCCTTGAGTGGTCACAAAAAGATTTCCAACATCATAGGTCTTAATATCAGTAGCTCCAGGAACGCCACCAATACGTACAAATTTTGGTTCACCAACAGGATGCATGCCTTGAGGAGCAAGTCTCAAACAAGAATTCTCACTCGGCATACAAATCACATGTGGATCAGTTGCTTCAATTTGGGTTTTAGACGTTGGAGGGGCAGAAGCCGCATCATACAACGCTGAAAGGATCAACAAACCTTTGGATCCTTGTCCTGCAAATTGAGACACATCATGCTGAAAATAAAATTCAAGCATAGTAAATTTGTAACGCTCATAGAGCTGAGCGATTTTATTGAACCAAGGAAAAGTGGTAGCATTTCCTGGTTGCATAGCAAAAGAAGTAGTTGCAAAACCCACACTTCCAACGACGGCTGCAATCAGCTCATCTCCTTCAAAAGGTTCTGGTCTAGACATCCTTTTGGTATTCATAATCATAGGTCCACCCATGTAACTCGAGGATCTGTCAGTTCGAGACAGTTGTCCACTCAAGCCGGGTCCATAGCGATTCCTTTGCAAAGTTGCTCTTCGCGGCCCTCCACCTCGTCGTGATCGACGCTGGCGCGGCGCTACCACTTTACGTGGTTGTTGTTGTTTCGGTAGCTGACCCTTGCGGGCTCCACGTCGCCGATTTCTCCGACGGGGATTTTTCTTTCCAACATTTTGAGGATTTGAAGACATATTTTCTTCAATATCAGGCTTGTTTAATCTTTCTTCTAGTTCCTGATATGCTTGCGGATGCAAGTCTTGTTTATATTGTTCCTCAATTATTGTTTCTCTCCACGTTTTAGTGTTCTCCCATGAGTAATCATCTACAACGGGCAAATTATGTTGTTGCACAATCTGTTCTTCAATTTCCAAAGTAATTACGGCGTCGCGATTAAAACAATCACATGGTGACGCTCTACAAAATACACAATAGTACCGTTTGAAGAAACAACTGCAATCAGTATTTTCACAATCAAAACAATAAGTTTGTCCAGGGCTCCAACGCTTAAGTGGTCTGCCTTGGTACATCTGTGGTTTAAGAACCGCTCCAGTAAACAATCGATAATAAAACTCATCGCTTTGTATATTACATTTGGCAACAATCCACCTTGGGTCATGCATCAAAAGCCGATCATATCTCTCTAAAAGAAACTCAATCAAGGCTCGGCAATATCTCCTAAAAGGCAAATCAGTCCAACCAATTTGTAACAAACAACAGGTACGGGTCAACGTTGTTTCGGGTGTTATATGTTCTTGAGGAGCAAACAAAAGTGATTGCATCAACTT